ACTCCGTCGTGTTCATCAAGTCCGGGACCACCCTGACCGTCCGCCGCAACGGCGTGCAGACGGCCACCGGGGCGTTCACCAAAGCCGCGACGACGACGGCGGCGTTCACCCTGGGGGCGTACAACCCGGCCGCGAACAACACCTGCACGGGCGAGTTCGGCCTCTGGTACGGGGCCACCTCGGCGTTCTCCGGCCAGGCCCTCGTCGACCTGGAGAACTGGCTCGCGAAGAAGACCGGGTACGGCTGAAATGCAACGTTTGAAGAGCAGGTAGGAACATGTCCACGACCAACCCCGTCTGGTACTGCGGGTCCACCAAGTACGCGGCCGTCGCGGCGTGGGCGGCCGGCACCGCCTACGCGGCCGCCGCCCTGGTCCGCCAGCTGGCCACCCCCACCGCCGGCAGCGAACGCGTCTTCGCGTGCGTCGTCGCCGGCACGTCCGGCGGCAGCGAGCCGACGTGGACGACCACCCAGGGCGGGGCGACCGCCGACAACACCGTCACCTGGCGGGAGGTCACCGGCAAGGCCGGGGTGAACGGCGACCTGACCAACACCGCGACCTGGACGGCGGTGAAGAACAGCGCCGTCCCGGCCGGCACCCTGATCCAGCGGACCGGCGGCGGGAGCCTGCAACTCTGCACCACCGCGGGGACGGCCAGCAACGGCGCCGAGCCGAGCTTCAGCAACACCGCCGGGACGACCACGGCCGACGGCACGGTCACCTGGACGAGCCTCGGACCGCCGGGCAACTTCGGGGCCTGGGCGGCCCCGTGGGCGCGGCTCAACTTGATGCTGGGCACGTCCGCCACCTTCGCGCTGGCCGGGGAGACGTGCTACGTCAGCAACAGCCACGCCGAGACCCAGTCTACCGGTCTCAGTTACCAGGGGGCGGCGGTCGCGACCGCCGCCTCCCCGTTCACCGTCCTGTGCGTGGGCGACACCGCCGCCCCGCCGACGGCCCTGGCCACGACGGGCAGCGTCACCACCACCGGGGCGAGCAACCTCAACCTGTCGGGGTACTTCTACTGCTACGGCCTGAACTTCTACTGCGGGACCGGGTCGAGCGCGGCGAACATCACGACGGCCGGCATCCTGGCGGTGAGCGGCGTCCCGAACTACGAAAGCTGCGGTTTTAACCTGGTCACGACGGCCGCGGGCTCGACCCTCGGGTTATTCGGAAACGCCAGCGGGGGCCAAAGCGGCTACGGGGTCATGAGGACCTGCACGTTCACATTCGGGGCGACCGGCCAGAAAATCACCAGCTACGGGCCGGGCCTCATACAAGGCGGCTCGGTCGCGGCGACCGGGGCCGTCCCCACCACGGCGTTCGCGATCGGCAACGCGGGCGGCTCGTTCGTCATCCAGGACTGCGATCTTTCGGCCGTTGTGGGCACGTTAGTCGGGAGCAGTAGCGTAATCCCCGGCGACGTTTACATCGAGAATTGCAAGTTGGGCGCCGGGGTGACGATCCAGGCGGCCGTGAGCGACAGCGACGGCACCCGGGTTCATCTGGCCAACGGCGACGGCACGTCGACGAACTACCGGTACTTCTTCCAGACGTACTTCGGCAGCGCCGTCCACGAGACCTCCGTCGTTCGCACCGGCGGGGCGTCGGACGGCACGCAACAGTTGAGCTGGAACGCCACGACCAACACGCACTCGAAATTCATCAACCCGTTCGTCACCGAGGACATCGCCCAGTGGCAGGACACCACCGGGTCGGCGAAGACGGCGACCGTCGAGCTCACCACCGACGCCACCCTGAACACCAACGACTGCTGGCTGGAGATCGAATACCCGGGCAGTTCGGGCACGCCGGTCGGGTCCACCGTGACCACGAAGATGGCCTGGTTCGGCACGCCCGCGGCCTGACCCCCAGCTCGGCCGCCTGGTCGAACGCGAAGGCCAACAAGTACAAGCTGCAGGCCACCTTCACCCCGCAGATGAAGGGGCCGATCAAGGCCCGCGTGTACGTCGCCAAGGCCGGCACCACGGTCTACGTCGACCCGCTGATCTCGGTCGCCTGATGGACGTCTCGTTCGGGATCACCGGCCTCGACTCCATCGCGCGGGCCGGCGACCGCGTCAAGCAGGCGGTCGCCGACGAGATCAACACGGCCGTGTACGCGGCCGCCCAGCAGGTCTCGACCGAGGCCAAAAAGTCGATCCTCGACGGACACGCGACGGGCCGATTTTACAAGCGACGTTCCGTGACCCATCGGGCCTCCGCGCCGGGCGAGGCCCCGGCGTCCGACACCGGGCGGCTGGTGAACTCGATCAGCTCTTACGCGCTGGGCGACGGGGAGGCCGTTTCCGTCGCGGGCCGCGGCACCGTGGCCTATGCCGCCATGCTGGAGTTCGGCACGCCGAAGATGGCCGCCCGGCCGTTCCTGTTCCCGGCCCTGGAGAAGAGCAAGGCGTGGATCGCCGCCCGCCTCCAGGACGCCGTCCGCCGCGGGATCGAGCGCGCCGGCCGGTGACCACGCCCGCCAACGCCCTCCAGGCCGCGGTCTACGCGCGGCTGACCGGCTACGCCCCGCTCGCCGCCCTCGTCTCCGCCGGCGTCTACGACTACGTGCCCGACACCGCCCGGCCGCCCTACGTGGTGATCGGCGACGACACGGCCGTCGACTGGTCGACCATGACCACGAACGGCTGGGCCGCCACCCTCACCATCCACTGCTGGGACTTCGAGACGGCCGGGCGGAAGTCGGTCAAATCCATCCTGTCCGCCGTCTACGACGCGCTGCACCGGCAGGAAGCCGGCGTCCCCGTCACCGGGTTCACCCTGGTCCTCCTCCAGTCGGAGTTCGAGCAGACGTTCCAGGACACCGCCGTGGCGGGACAGGGCGACCGGTACTACCACGGCGTGGCCCGCTACCGGGCTCTCATTCAAGCTTAACAACCAAGGAAGGTTCACAGTATGACTGCACAGAAAGGGAATACCCTGCTCCTCAAGGCCGGGGCCGTCGCCGGCAGCCCGGTCACCGTCGCGGGCTTGCGCAACACGTCGCTCAAGCTCGCCAACGCGATGGTCGACGTGACCACCAAGGACTCGGCCGGCTACCGCACCCTCCTCCAGGGGGCCGGCGAGCAGTCGGTCACGATCACCGCCGACGGCACGGCCGACTCCGCGGCCGCGTTCTCGACCCTCCAGAACAACGCCTTCAACAACACCATCTCCACGTACTCCGTCTTCTTCGACAACGGCGACACCCTGGAGTGCTCGTTCCAGATCACCGCGTTCGAGGTGGCCGGGACTTACAACAAGGAACAGACCTTCACCTGCACCCTCGAATCGTCCGGGGCGTGGACGTTCACCAACAACTAGCCCGGTCAGGAGTACCGCCCATGCCCACCACCATCGCCGTCCAGACCGCCGCCGACACCGGGCTGAACTACTCGAGCGTGTCGGCCGCCGCCGCCATGCAGTTCGCCAACGACGGCCGCACGACGCTCCGGTTCGTCAACGGCAACGCCTCGGCCCGGACGCTCACGGTCACCACGCAGAACAAGAACCCGGCCTCGCAGGGCTTCAACCCGATCACCCTGACCGACACGGTCGTGACGATCCCGGGGTCGGGCACGAACGGCGGGGTCTGCGACGTCGGGCCGTTCGCCCAGCTCGAGTACAACGACGCGACCGGGCTCGTGCAGATCGCCATCGACACGGTGACCGGCCTGACGGTCGCCGCCGTCAGCATCCCGAGGGTGTGATGGACGCCCTGGTCAGCCCCTCCCGCACCATCCCCGTCGGCGGCCGGCAGTACGTGCTGGACGGCTCGTTCGCCACCCTCCGGGCCGTGCAGGAGGCGTTCCAGGAGGACGTCGTCCACCTGCTGCTCCGGCTCATGGACATGCGGCTCGACGAGGTCGCGAAGGTCATCGCGGTCGCCCACGCGGCGACACGCCACGCCCCGTCCCCGCCGACCGAGGACGAGATCGGCCAGGCGATCCTCGACGACCTCGGCCCGATGACCGCCGCCTACGGCGCGCTCAAGTCCGAACTGTTCGCGTGGCTGAACGTCGCCATCTCGCCCAAGGCCGACCGGGAAAAAAAACTAGGCCGGCAAACGTGACTGGATCGGAAGTGCCGTTTCGGGTAGGGTTTGGGCAACTCCAGGAGGGAG